AAAAGAAAAAACCAATAGATTTAACAAATAATATTGAAAATGCACAAACTGGTCATGCGTTTAGAAATAGACTAAAACCAAGGAGCGAAAATCAAAAAGACTATATAAGAACAATTGCTGAAAATACTATTACTTTTTGTCAAGGATTAGCTGGATCTGGTAAAACGCATATTGCTATAGGTATGGCCTTAGAATACTTATTAGACAATAAAGTAAGTAGGATTATTATTACCAGACCAGTATTAGAAGCAGGAGAAAAAATTGGATATTTACCGGGAACAGCTGAAGAAAAGCTACATCCATATTTATTACCAATTATAGATGAGATTCATCATTTTATACCTATTGCTCACTATGCTAGTCTTAAATTAAATAATAAGATAGAAGTAGTACCATTAGGCTTGATGAGGGGTAGAAATTTCCACAATTGTTTTATAGTTGCTGATGAGTGTCAAAATGCTTCTTATGAACAATTAAAAATGTTATTGACAAGAGTAGGCACAGAGAGTAAACTAGTATTAACTGGAGACGTTGGACAATCAGATTTAAATAGACATCTCCAGGGTGGTTTTATCAATATGATTAATATCTTAGATGGTATTGATGGTATAGGTAATTGTAGGCTAGAATCTTCTGATATTGTAAGAAATCCAATTATAGCTAAAATCTTAGCAAGACTAGACAATATAGAAAATGCAACAAAACCATAAACAGTGTCTATTGCTTAATGCGGATTATACTCCATTAGGAATAATTTCTTGGAAAAAGGCAATAATATGGTCTATGAGATTTAATAATAATCCAAAATATTCAATTGAAATTATAGATTTTTATAAAAATGACCATATCAATGGTGTGGATAAAAAATATCCTATACCTGCTGTAGCTAAGACTAATAGATTTTTTAAAATTAATAATCAAACTGTTACCTTTTCTCGTAAAAATATATTCATTAGAGATGATTATTCTTGCCAATATTGTGGTAAAAAATATGAATTAAACCACTTAACATACGATCATGTGATACCTAAGTCTAAATGGAGAGACAATAAAGGTTCTCCAACATCTTGGACCAATATAGTAACAGCATGTACATGGTGCAATAGAAGAAAAGGTAATAAGACCCCAAAAGAAGCCAATATGCCTCTTAAGAATCTACCTATCAAACCCAATAAGAATCCAAAATACTTGCCTATTGTCGAACTTCTAAATAAAATAAAGAAAGACATACCAAACGAATGGCTTGTATACTTACCTCAATCTTTTAATTATTAATGCCTACGTATTCTTATATTTGCAACAAATGTAATTCAGAATTTGAATTATTTACTTATATTAAAGACTATCAAGAACATCCTAGCTGTATATTATGTGGTTCTTGTGCAACTAATAGACAAATTATAAAAGACGCCATGACATTAAATTCTGCTGTTAAAAAAGCAGACAGCGAATTAAAAACATTAGGCGACTTAGCACAAAGGAACTCTGAGAGAATGAGTGATGACTATAAACATCATCTGTATACAAAACACAATTCCTATAAAGATACGCAAGACCTTAAACCATTGCCGTCTGGTATGTCAAGAGTAAAAAAGCAACCTAAAATTAAATGGCCAGGAACCAATGGAATGAAACATAAAAGAAAGCCAAAAAATGGATAACCTATTTACTATAAACAATAAGCCCACTCCAACCAATCATGTTGAATATTATACTATTATTGGCCAACATCACTTTTTAGACAATGATAAAAATCCAAGAACAAATGAACTATCAGATAAGGTATTTGCTAAAAAAAATATTTCTGATACAAAAATTAGATATTATATAAAAGTTGGCACATATGGTAAAATTTATAATCCTATAGGTTTATATTCTGAGGGAACAGAAAATAAATTTTTATCAAAAATAGGGAAAAAGGCATGGGAATTCAAAGAAGTAAATAATAGAATATTCGATATGTATATTAACTTTTTAAGAACAAAAAATATCGCATGGATCAATAATGCTGAAAGAGAGATGAACTAATGAAAATTACTAAAGAACTATCTTATGCTATCAATTGGTTAATAACTCAAAATTATTCGACAGAAAAAATAGCAGAAGAATTAAAGCTCACGGTTAAGCAAGTAGAACGATACATAGAAAAAAACACCCCGATAAAACAAGTAGAATTACCTATCAAATCATCAAAGGCACTACCAAAATCTAAAGAATTAATGATCAGACATACTAGAGATAAAAAGATAAATAATGTTTCTATTATGACTAGAGAAGCTTCTTCAGTGAATGATGAATTTAAAAAACGCGTTGCTAACCTTCCAGCAAAAAATCTAGAACATATATTTAGACCAAATGAATAATAATTTATTTCCATCAAAATATTCAAATGGCAAATCCGTCACTGCTGCTCAATATATTGCTGAATTTATTTGTGAAAGAATAGCAAAAAAACAAAATAAAGACTTACATTTTAGATTTTGGCTATCTCCTGAATGGGAGAAGGAATATAAAGGACAAATTACCGCTGCTCATAAACTATTAAAAAAATATTCATATAAGGATATAATTGATGGTTTGCTTTCCAGTAGAGGTATAAAAATTTATTCATTGCGAGCACCGCATCTCGACGATATAATAGAACAAATCAAGAAACAAAAAAAGGATCTTCCAGTACCGCAACCAAAAAGTATACACAGAAATCTATTAGATACTGGCAAAAAAGATATTGTAAATAAAAATATATTAGATAAACTCAAGGAAATAGAAAATGGGACTTCAAGATAGTATTTCAAAAGATTTTGGATCAAACGTTATTATTTCTGGCACAGCAGTGATAGATAAAGAATGTATAACCATCCCTGTTAGTCCTGCTTTAGATATTATTCTAAATGGAGGTATTCCAGAAGGTAGTTTTGTGGTTTTAACTGGTCAACCTAAATGTGGAAAAACCACAACATCTCTGGATTTTGCGGCTACAGCACAACAAGAGAAATATAGTACTAATGGTGATCCAAGAAATGTGTATTATCTAAATATCGAGGGTCGGTTAAAAAAGAGAGATTTAGAAGGTATACCAAATATCAATTTAGATAGATTTAATATTATCGGATCACAAACAGGTAAGATACTTCATGCTGAAGAGTATTTACAAATAGCAGAAAGAATTATTAATGAAGATCCAGGATCAGTATTAATTATCGACTCCTATTCTGCACTATGTACAGAAGCAGAAATTACCAGCGATATGGATAAAATGCAAAGAGCAGATGGAGCAAAATTATTAGCTAAATTTTGTCGTAAAGTAGCAAATGTAATTCCTGTTAATAAAAATGTTGTAATTGGTATCACTCACCTAATGGGCAATCCCACAGGATATGGTGCTGAGTTTAAAGAAAAAAGCGGTCAAGCTATAGCATATCAAACAGATGTAAAATTAAGAGCTAAGTCATTTAAACCATGGCTATTAGGCGCGGATAATACTCAAATTGGACAAGAAGTGGAATGGCAAACTCTGTGTTCTGCTCTTGGTCCTCCAGGAGCCACTATTACTAGCTATATTAGATATGGACAAGGAATTGATAAGCATATGGAGCTAGTAAATTTAGCCGTTGATATTGGTTTAATTAATAAAGGTGGAGCTTGGTATACTTTATCCTTTTTAAATGATGATAAGACTAAATTTCAAGGTATTGAAAAAGTTAGACAGTTTTTAATTGAAAATGATTCAATTTATCAAGAATTATATAACGAAGTACAAAAAACAATGGGTATCAACAAATAAATGAATACCAAAGATTTGGATGGGAATTGGTATAATTGGACACTGACTGGTAATATTGTAAAAGCTGGAGTACTTACTCATAAGTCTAGTTATCATCTAAAAGCTAGAGATTTAATTAAAGATGCATATCCCACTATGCAAATTCTAGAAGAAGTACCGATTCATATTAGAAAATCTGAAGTATTATATTTAGATTTTTATATACCATTATTAAAAAAATGTATAGAGGTTCATGGTGAACAACATTATAAATTTATACCTTTTTATCACACTAATAAACTGTCTTTTTTAAAAGCACAAAAAAGAGATAAAGAAAAACAAGAATGGTGCGAAATTAATAGAATTAAATATATAGATTTATCATATAATGAAAATATAGAAGAATGGAAACGTAAAATTTATGAATAATAAAACAACCAAAGAACAAGTGGAAGAATGGGATAAAGTATTAGATGAATATGAATCATCTCTAGGACTAGGAAATTATAGTAATTTACACTCTTTTAATGAAACAGAACTAAATAATTATTTTACTATGAGTAGAGATATTATAGAAAAACTTAATCCAGAAGACTGTGCTCAAATATCTTATAGATTAGCACAATATTCATTTTATGTTCAAAGAACATTAAATCGAGAAATTGCTAGACATAATTGGGCTGATGAAACTATTAAAGAAACTATTGCAGACGAGATTAATAATTATAAGGGCTATGGATTTATAGAAAAATCGCTACAAGCCATCAAGCATAATGATAAAGCCGCGGCACTAAATAAAATTAAAAAATACGCTAAACAAAGAATAGATAGATTATCTTATATAGCTAACAGCATTAAGAATTTATCAGACATCATGCTATCAGTACAAAAAATAAAGGTGAAACATGGATCTTGACGATATTAAGAATAATCCCGAACAAATTAAATTATTAATAAATATATTACAGTCTTTATTGCCAAATGAAAATACTCCTAAAAAATCTAAAAAAACAAAACCAAAAACTAAAATACAGAAACAAAATAATATTAGATCAAAAACTAGATCGCCTAAGTATGATCCTTCATCGAA